GACTGCGTTTAGACAGCGACACGCAGCCATCGGCAGGAGCGTATGCGTGCAGAGGGTTTCATGATTTCTTGCAATCGTGTTTCACGATTCGATAGCTATGGGCTTACGTAACTCCAAATTATACGAAGTCCATCGGCATAGTCAGTCCCGCTTCCGCCAGAAATCCGCGCGAGTCCGGGCAGCGAAATATCGGTAGAAATCCACGCCAGCGTGCACGCCAAGACTGCCAGCAGGGCGGCACGCGATAGAAAAGACTTCCAGAATGCGGCGCGTTCGGGTCGCTTCTCCTTCTGGCTTTCCAAATCGGCTAGAACGCCCACCGGGTCTAGGTTCAGGGCTATGGCGATCTTCATGACGACGTAATTTTCCGGCCAGTCGGTGCCGTTTCTGTAGGCGCTGATTCTCTGCCTGCGGACATCGAGTCGCTTCGCCAATTCGTAGTCGCTTGCGATGCCCATAGCTTGCTTCGCTGCGTCGAGATAATCGCTTGGGGTCATTTCTGTTTCTCCTACTGCACAACTCTGCTTCTTCATCGTAGACCTTCTCGCAGGACTTGCAACGTCCGGCTGACAGGACTATCGTTGCGGTGTCCGGTTCGCCGGACGCCTACCAACTAACGCAAGGGGCAAGCAAATGTTACGAGTGGAAATCAGCAGTGCGGAAGTCGTCACCAAGGAGGGTGTGAGCCAGCGCACCGGCAAGAAGTACAGCATTCGGGAGCAAGAGGCGTGGGTGCATACCTGCGACAAAGAGGGCCGTGTCCGGCCGCATCCCGAGCGGGTGGTGGTCGGTCTGGAGGACACCCAAGCGCCCTACCCGCCTGGGAGCTATACGATTTGCCCGTCGTCGTTCTTCGTGGATCGGTTCCGCATGCTCGATCTGCGTCTCCGGCTGAAGCCGGCTACCTCGGCCACGGTCGCAGCGACGAGGTCTGCGGCGTGAACGCGCCTGAGGTCGTGAGCGTGACTGTTCGGGGCGTGGATGAGTTCTCGCTGACTCATCCTGATCTGGTGGCTTTTGGTGTGATTGCTCGCAGGCAAGCTCAACGGCTGGCCAAGGCTTTTCCGCGTGAGCTGCGCTTGGCTTACTGGCGTGGTTTCGTGGAGGGTGCGACGGGTCGCTGCCTGGATGTCGGGGATTTCACGGCGGATCAACATGTCGCGTATGTGTGCGGCGGCATTGACGGGTCGGAGTGGGCACAGTGAGCGAGCACGCGCAATGTCTCAACTGCCGGCACGCTCGCAAGCCGACTGCGCCGGCCAGGGGTCAGGCGCTTTGTTCTCGGGTTGGCACGCTGACTGACGTGACTGCTTACTGTGCTGGCCATCAGCCGCTCGTCTGTCGGGATTCGGATGCGCTGCGCGGCGATCAATTGCAGCTTGCCGGGGTGCCTGCGGCATGACCGGAAACGGTCGGTTTTCGAGTTGCAGTGCTAGTACCACTGCAACTAACTCTCACATGTGAGAGTCGGGCACGTGGAATCGGTTTGTTGTGACTGGTTGACGCTGGTCCACACCTATCAGGATGGGGTGCCCATGCGCGAGTCCGGGCGGGTCCTGAAGCTCGATCCCGACGGCTGTCTGGAGTGGCAGTCTCAGTGTTGGGATTCCATCCGGTGCGAGTCCAGCGACACGTCGATCAGGGCGCGGTGCGACGGTCGCACTCTGCGGGTGAGCGGCAATATCGGGCGGTACGGGCGGGCGGACAATCTGCGGGGCTATTCGGTTGCTCATTGCGCCGAGCGTGCGCGAGTGCTTCTTGATGTGTGCGGCTTCGAGCTGCATGACTTCGGGTCTGCCGGTTCTCGGTCGGAGTTCGGGCGGCTCGGTACCGTGGTGACGCGTGTGGACCTCGCCGGCAACTACGAGGTAAGCGATTACGCGGGTTTGTGCCACGCGATGTCGGTGCGGCGGATCGGGCGGATTCTCCCGATCATGGGGAGGTACGGGCCGACGTGGGGCTACGGGGCGAAGCGCGCGGGCTGGTACCGGGCGAAGCTGTACGACAAGACTGCGGAGCTGGCCGGGAAGAAGCGGGGGGGCGTTGGGCCTACGGTCGCTCGGTTCGAGGTTCAACTGGGGGCGGAGTACCTGCGTCGGGCAGGTTTGGACACGGTAGAGGCATGGGGCACGGGTGATGATATGGCGAAGGTGATTTATGGGCGGTTCGCGGGCCAGGTGTTCCGCGATTCGGTGAGTGTCGAGCGGTGGGATGAGATTCCGGCGCGGCTGCGTCATTACGCCGTCCTTTGGCGGGATGGTGTCGACGTGCGGTCGTTGTGCGCGGAATCGACCTTCCACCGGGTCGCGAATCGTCTGCTTGCGTGCGGTTTCGATATCCGGGTCCCGTGCAATGTGCAGGCTCTCACTCGGGTAGTTCGGCAGGTGGAGGTGCGTCAGGTGTCCGCGTTGGCGGCGTAGTGCCAGTGTTTCACTGCAAGCCTTGGGGCTTGCGGGGGCGCAATGGTGCGTTCCTTTTTCCTTTCAGGAGGTTTGTCATGATCAAGAAGATTGCCGGCGTTGCCGTCTCCATCGCTCCGCTGAGCGCGTTCGCTGCCGTTCCGACGGCCATCACCACGGCCATTACCGATCTGCAGGCCGATGCGATCACGGTGGCGACCGCCATGGTCGGCGTTACCGCGGCGCTCCTGGTCTTCCGGTACATCCGTCGCCAGCTTCACTAAGCCGGCGTCCGGGCCGCTGCGGCGGCCCTTCTTCTTCGGGAGGTCTGCCGCGTGGGTTACTTGCGGGGAACGATGTGTTACGACACGTGGGAACAGTGGCAGGACGCCACTTTCGGAGCGATTCCTCCGACGTACAACCCTGCGGCGACTACGTATGAAACCTTCTTCAAGAAGGATGCGTCTGCGGGCTGGCAGTTCTGCCGGGCGCAATTGAGTTCGACGGCGGTGCGGTCGGGTCTGGCGTGCGGTTCGGTGCCGGTGAGTTCGTCGGGCGTCGCCACCTGTGACCCGGCGGGCGCGTTCGTCGATGGCGCGGCGGTTGGCATGCTGGTTCTCGGTGTGTTGTTGGTCGCTTGGTGGGCCGCGGTGATCCGGCGGCAGCTCTTGTAATGCCTGCGCTTCCACCTGGTGCTCCTGCGGCACCTGCTTTCGGTGCGCCTGGCGGCGACCCGTGGCAGTACCTGCCGGAGACTGGCTACTGTTCTTGGGCGTTCGTCGGGCGCGATGCCGGTTGCGGTACCGGGGGCGACTATTGCTGGTCCGTTGGGCTGGGCGATGCGTTCGGCCCGGGCACGATTACCGTTCTTCGTCGTGCGTTTGGCGGGTCGTACACCGTGCAGGGGAGCAATTTGTACATGGGGTCGATGTGCTCGCCGGGAGTGACCTATCCGGTCGACTATGCGGGTGACTTCGGCGTGGTTGTTGCGTTCGAGCAAGCGGCGGTCGCGGTCGCGGTCGGTGTGCTGGCGTGGGGGCGCTTTCTGAGAGGGTGAGCGGTGGACATCGTGTTTCTGCAGTGGTCGGGGTTCCTGACCGTCGTTCTTCTTGGTGGCGTGCTGGTGTGGCGACTGTGATCTGGCGTGTGGTGCGGGGGCTGCTGGCGTTCGCGTTCGGGGTGCTGATCGCTTTCGTCTGGCTCGTGCCGGCGAGGGCGGAAACGATAGCGGCGACCGCGGGTTCTGCTGTGCCTCTCGAGTCTTGGGCTGGGCCTTGGGGCGCTCCGTTTACGGGCACGTATTCCGAGGCGCAGTCGCGGGCGTTGCAACACTACAGCGCGGCGGGTGCCGGGGGTTGGGCTTATGGTCCGTCGTATTGGAGTGTTACTCCTCCGCCGAGGCCAGCGGCTTACGATGGTGCCGGTAGTGGTGTCGTCGAGTGGTTCACGGTTCGTCAGAGTGCTACGCAGATGGGGAACGGCGGATCGGGTTGGACTTATCAGCTCAGGCGGGATTGGTACTGCGCGGCGGGAAGCATCGTGGGCTCGTACCCGGGGTGGACCTGTAGTCAGGGTTCGGTCTACTCGTGCCCGGCGGGCCAGAACTGGACTTTGCAGGGCAATCAGTGCACCCGTCCCGACTGCCAGTACGGGCGGGCGTCTGATGGCACGTGCACCGCCTGCCCGGCGGGGAAGTACATGGCGAACGGGGTTGGCGGTGACCCGTATCGCGTGGTTGATCAGCCGCTGACGATTGACTATCGGATCTATACGGGGGTGGGCGCGACTGTACCTGCGACGACGTGCGTGTCGGGGTGCACGGTGACGCTCGGGAGCGAGTATTCGGGCGCGGGCTATGGCACGAGCGGCAATTGGTTCTGGATCGGCTCGCCTTCGTTCACTGGTGCTACGTGTTCATCTGCTCCCGGGACGAGTCCGGTTGTGCAGCCGAATACGCCTGAGGCGGATTGCGCGAAGGCTGGCAAGCAGTGGGGCACGGTCAACGGTACGGTGGTGTGCGTGGATGCGCAGACGACCTCGACGAAGAAAACGAGTGTCGTGACGGGTCCTGGCGGGGGCACGACGGCGACGACGCAGACGCAGACTTGTACTGGCGGTTCTTGTAACTCGACGACGACGGTAACGAATGCCGGGGGGGGCTCGAGCGGAACGGCGACGAATGGTACTAGCACCAGTACAAGCGCGTCGACGGGCAGCCAGACGCAGGGCGATGGTAGCAGCGCGTGTCGGGATGATCCCTACGGTCCTGCGTGTCTCGGCGCTCCGGCGTCCGGTGGGGGTGCTGATAGCGCGTCTGGTACCGGCGGCGGGGTGTCGGCTGTCGGGCTGCCGGGTGAGGCGTTGGGCTGCCCGGCTCCGGTTCAAGTCTTGCAGTGGTCGGTGCCGTTCGACGGCGCGTGTTTGCTGGCTGGCTACGTGCGTCCGCTCGTGCTGGCTCTCGCGTGGTTGGGAGCGGGGATCTTCGTGGTAGGCGGGGTGCGCAATGGGTAACTTGGCTGCATGGCTGTTGGCGATGGCGGGCCCGCTGGCCGCGAAGGTGCTCGCCAGTCTTGGTATCGTGTGGCTCACCTACGAGGTTCTCAATACGCTGGCTGCGTCGGTGCAGGCGCAGGTGATCGCCTTGTGGGGAGGGATGCCGGCGGCGATGCTTGCGCTCGCCAACCTGGCCGGTTTGACGGGTGCCGTGGGGATCATGCTGGGTGCGCTCGTTGCTCGGGCCGGGCTGGTCGCGGCGGCGCGGCTGGGTAAGCGACCGTGAGGACGTTGGGGATCTCGCAGGGTCTGACGCTCGTAACAGGCGCGACCGGATCGGGAAAAACCGCTCTGGTGGTCGATTGGCTCCGGCGTTCGCAGGGGCGGCATGTGCTTGTGCACGGGATTCCCGATCTGCGTGTCGAACATGCTCCGGCTCCGCCGGTTGCAGAGTGGACGGAGCTGCGGCGGGCTGAGGAAGACGCGACTCTCCAGCTCGCGTATTTCTGCCTGCCTCAGGGGTGCGTTCTGGTCGTGGACGAGGCGCAGAGGGTCTATCCACCGAGGCCGATAGGGTCGCGTGTGCCCGATCACGTCGCGGCGCTGAGCACGCGTCGGCATGTGGGCGTGGACGTGATTTTGATCACGCAGCATCCGGGTCTGATAGATGCGGCTGTGCGCAAGCTGGTCAACCGGCATTACCACGTGCATAGCACGGCTTACGGGGCGTCGCTCCTGTTCTGGGATGGGCAGATAGGCGCTCCGGATGAGGTCGGTTCGCGCAAGCTGGCGGAGCGCGTCCGGTATCAGCCTCCGGCGGAGGTCTTCGGGCTGTACAAAAGCGCCGAACTGCATACGCCGCGGGTGCGGCGGGTGCCGCGTGCGGTGTGGCTGGGGGCGCTCTTGGTCGCGGTAACACTCGGCGTCGGCTGGTACGCCTTCGGTCGGTTGTCGGGGGCGGTCGGTGAGGTTGCTTCGGAGGTCGAGGGCGCGGGCCGGCGTTTGGCGGATGCGGGCTCGGTTCTCGAGGATCGGGTTTTGCCGGCTGGCACTGTTGCCGAGTACATGGCGGCGCGGCGGCCCGTTGTACCGGGGTTGCCCTACAGCGCGCCGGTGTACGGAAAGCTGACTGCGGCGGTTGCGGTGGAGTATCCCGTCGGGTGCGTTCGTTCCCGGCGGCGGTGCGAGTGTTACAACCAGCGGGGGCAAGCGTTGCATACGCCTGAATCGATCTGCGCGCAGTGGGTGGAGCGGATGCCGTTCCTCGAGTTCCTGCCAGACGGAGTGCAGGCCGACGCGCAAGCGGCAGAGTCTGCCCGTCCGGTGTCTGCGCCTGCTCAGCCGCCGATGCCGCCCCAGGCGGCAGCGGCGGCATCCTCCAAGGGGGCGACCGTCGCGGGCGTTTATTCGCCAGTCGTCGGCCAGGTGGGCGACCTGGCCGGGCGGTGATCAATGCCCTACATGGCACTCAACTATTGCCTGTTCCACGTGGAACAAAACAGGCAAAACCTCTTGACAAAAAGCAGGAAACGTCGTAACATCTAGTCTCTTTCAACAAACGTAAGGGGTTCGAAGATGGCGACGATGGCGCAAGCGAAGCGGGATTTCGAGTTGGGTTACCTGGATCGATTCGAGGTCAAGCGGTGGGATTTGACGACCGGGAAGCGCGGCGGCTGGTTCATCTGGCTTGGCAAGGGTAACGGTGCAAGCTGGCTGGTCGACGCTCGGGATCACGAGGCCCGGCAATTCAAGACGCTTGATTCCGCCGTCTCGGCTCTTGAGCAGATCGGTTTCAAGGTCGACGTGTTGTTCGCTCCTGTGTAGTCGGGTTCTGGGTAACGTCGCTGGGCGGGTCGACCATGAGCGACTGAGCTGAGGCCCCGTCCTGCGGCGGGGTTCTCGACCTGGCGTTACTGGCCCGACCTGGCGTGCTCGTTGCACCCGGGTCGGTGTCGGTTTTCTTGTTCCGGCGTCAGCCGGCTCCGGCCGCAGGCCCACAAACATGGCTCGCGCGAGCGAGACATACAGACCAAGCCCGTACCGTGCCAGGGCGCGGCCCTATTCGGTTCGCGGGTCGTTCTGTCGGGCGGCCGGGGTGAGCGGTCGATCTGCTGTGGTGCTCGGACGCGGCTGGTTCGGTCGTTCTGCGTCTGCGCTCACCGCGTCCTGTAGACCGCCTTTGACTTTCTCTACCTTCGTGCACCGTGCTCGCTGCTACTTGGGAAAGCCCCGCCTCGCTGTCTGCAGTCGGGGGGGGACCCCGCTTGCGGGGGGGGCGACTGCGTTTAGACAGCGACACGCAGCCATCGGCAGGAGCGTATGCGTGCAGAGGGTTTCATGATTTCTTGCAATCGTGTTTCACGATTCGATAGCTAT